TGATATTAGATTCAATGGTGAAATGTATCATGGAATGATAGAAATAATTGCAGATAAAGGAAGGTATGATAGTAAAGCTATTGATAGACTTAAGGAATATGGTCAAAACAATATAGACTTTGATGCTGTTAAGTGGTTAGCTAAACAGCCTCTTCCTAGAATACTTGTATCTGATTTACAATTCATTGGTGTTAATAAAGATAATGGTAACACTAGAGAATTAAGTGCTGAGAAAAGATTAGAGATTATGAACTTTATGGTAAAGAATAATATTATACCTATTAATAGTTATGAATTAGTTCACAAAGTAGCTAAGCAATTAGCAACTTCTGTAAAGCAAAGCAAGTAAGCACCAACTAAAAGGCGTGAGATAAACTCTCACGCCTTTTTTTTTGGTCTAAAATTTCCCTAAAGGCGTGTGAATACACGCCTTTTTTTTTGGTCTAAAATTTCCCCTATCAATAACTTGTATAAACAAAGTTATGTGATAGCATATACACATGAATACAAACAACACAAACATAGAAACAAACATGAAGAAATTGCTTGACAAAGCAATGGCTTCAAAACAAGGTGGTCATACCCCATGGTATGAACAGATACCTGACAGGGTGAAACCATTCATTGAGGGATTAGAATCCATAATGCGTCAGGGAAAGAAACCAAATGCTAGTTCTGTAGCAAGAATACTGCGTGATGAGTTTAATTTTCCTGTGTCTAGGTCAAGAATATCAGTATGGATAAACGAGTATATCAATGAACAAGAAACAAGATAAGGCTTTAGCTGAGCTATTAGCTGAAGCTGAAAGTGAAAAGATAAAAGAACTAAAAGATACTAATCAAAGACTATTGAAAAGAATAGATAGTCTTAAAGATAAGAAAGCTGATTTAGTTGAAGCTGTATATCGTGGTGCAAAAGATGGAATGTCTACATTGACATTACCAAACATTAAAGGACCTAAGATATCTACTGCAAAGAAGGGAGAAGAAATCTGTGTACCATTGTTATCTGATGTTCAGTTAGCAAAGCATACATCAAGCTATAACACAGAGGTTGCAGAAGAAAGAATAGATAGATATGCAGATAAAATTATCAAGATAGCTAGGATACAAAAGGCTAATCATATCGTAAAAAGATGTGTAGTCTTTGCACTCGGTGACATCATTGAAGGAGAGCTTATATTCCCTGGACAAGCACATGAGATAGATAGCTCATTATATAGACAGGTAACTGTTGATGGACCAAGGATATTAAATAACTTCTTTAGTAAGTTGTTAACTGAGTTTGAGACAGTAGAATGTTATTGGGTCATAGGAAACCATGGTGCATTAGGGGGGAGGTCTAGACGAGACTATAACCCTGAAAGTAATGCAGATAGAATGTTAGGAAAAATACTACAGACTATGTTCGAGGGTGAGAAACGAATTAAGTTTCATGTCCCTGAGAAATCATGGTATACAGTAGCTGACTTAGGTGTCAAAGCTAAGTTTCTTTTATTCCATGGAGATAACATTAGAGGAACTATGGGTGTTCCTTTCTATGGCTACAACAAAAAGATATTAGGTTGGAAATCATTGGGTTCTGCAGGACTAATGGAAGAATTTACTCATGCAGTCTGTGGTCATTACCACACACCAACACACTTATACATTAATGATGTAAGAGTTTGGGTCAATGGTAGTACAGAAAGCCACAATCCTTATGCACAAGAACAACTAGCAAGTATGGGAAGACCTTCCCAATATACTTTGTTTGTTAAACCTAGCAAAGGTGTAACTGCTGAGTACTTAGTTGACTTGGAGGAATGATGGCTAATGTCAAAGCTGTTGAGTTTGCAGGTGTTGGTTCAATACCACATCTAGTAATAGAACAAAACGGTAAATATGAGTATGTCCCTATAAGAACAGGGGTTACAAATATTAGCAACATAAAACAAGAAGAAGAATAGAATAAGGATATATCAAGGAGGTATAAAAAATGGCAAAGTTTAATCCTGCTGACTATGAAATGGTCGAAGATAGATTAAAAAAATTTTGGAAAGATAATCCAAATGGTCGTATCTTTACAGAGGTAGTATCTACAAGTGACGATGGAACTATGGTTATTGTAAGAGCATTACTTTATAAGGATATGGAAGATATAAATCCTGTATCAACAGGTATAGCACAAGAAACAAAAGGTCAAGGTGGATTTGCAAATGCAGATGCATGGATGGAAAACTGTGAAACTTCTGCTATTGGTAGAGCATTAGCTAATTGGATGTACCAAGGTAGCGGAAAGAAAAGACCTTCATTAGAAGAAATGTCTAAGTCTACAGGTAAAAGTGAAGTGGCTCAAAGCAAACCAATCCCTCAAAAAAAGGAGAAGGACATAGCTCAGGAGGAAGGGAAAAAGGCTACGCCTCCTCCCTCCACTTCTCCTTCAGTTGAGGCTGAAGGTGTTAGAGCTGTATTAAAAGAGGCAGGCTTTGACCATACATCTAAATCTACACATGAAAAAACTGGAGAGATAGCTGTTAATAACACAGACTTACTATGTATGTGTGGATTAGTAGTTAACTACATAAGTCCTAAGGATAAGAAAACAGCTAAGAGTCCTGACTTTAGATGTTCAGGTGCAAGTAATTGTACGAAAGGTGACACCGTTGATGGGAAAGTATTTTCTAAATCATGGTGGGTAGATGGTTGGAATACACCTGAGATGTGGAAAGATTATGCTGCAGCTATGAATGGAATGAAAGTTCCTAAAGCGAAATCAATGGACGAAATTGGTCCTAATGACGCTCCATTTTAAATAAGCAAGAGCCATGGTAGAAAGGATAACACCCATGGCTTTGCTATAAGATTACTTACTGATTTGTTTCTTAGCGTATGTCTTAACTACTGCTAATGCAGCACCACCACCAGCTAATGCAGCTAACTGAATTGTTTCAGCTTCTACACCAACAAGAGGAGCAACTGTTAAGGCACCGATAAAGGCTTCAACGAATGTCCAAGCTGTTCGCTCAATCATATCTTTTAAGTCTTCACTCATTTTATAACTCCATGCTTCATTCCAAGGGGTCCACTTCACATCCATCTTGAATGTCCCATCAGAGTTTCTTCTTCGTGATTTTTTTTCAAACATTAGTTAATTATCCTTCCTTTAATCATAGCATTAGTAGTTAGTACATTACCATTTATTTCTTGTAGTTTTTCATATACTGTCTCTGCTAATACCACATGGTCTTTAGCTTTATTATCAACAACAGGTGTTTGGTTAAGTAGTTTATCTATAGTTGTATATTCTATTGTTACATCTTTACCTTGTAGTAATTGATTAGCTACCTTTGTATACATTTTCTTATACGCAGTGCCACTATGACCTATGAAGCCATCATCACTTAAGTCTAAGTCTTGCTGAGTCTCTCCAACAATTAGACAACCTGAGGTATGCTCATCTGTATTACCACTATGAATTAAGATATAGGTAAAGTTAGGTACATCTTGTATATGTAACATACCATAGTGTGCATTCTTATATCTTTCTGAATACTTAGCATGGAATCCACCTGTCTTTCTAAACTTAACATCGTATATACCTTCAGGTATACATGTCTCATGCATTACTTTAACAGCTTGGTACTGGTCTTCTAATGTATAGCATTCAAAGATACCATCTATAAATAACATACCATTAGTAGCATCCTTACCGAACTGAGTTCTTATAACTTGTAGTTTCATATTATCTCCTTGGGTATTTACAATTACAAATGGTTACATTTGTATAACCATTAGCATGTAGAAATGTTCTACACTCTTTATCTTGAGGCAGTTTTTTTACCTGCATTATTATCTTTATCCTTTCTAAAACCTATGGTTAGTAACC